AGATTCTGTGGCTAGATGCTATTACTTCCCAGATCACGAATATTTTCTAAGTTATGTGAATCGGCGGCAAGGTTACACTCCTGTGACTGATCTTCCTAGATCTTATGACTTTACTGCATTGAATCGCATACACAAATGGTGGCGTGCCAGCATAATGAGTGACTTGCATGCAGATAGCATTCTAAGCAACAGCCTGTGGAGTTACAATACTGATTGTACCATAGATGATCAAGAGGAAGACAATCCTATCAGCATAAAATCCATCAACGGTTGGGTTGAAAAACTACAGTTGTTCCTGGCCAACGGTCCGTACTACTGCGACGGTCCTGATTCAGATGCACACAACGATCACAGAATGATCAACACCGATCTTTATCTCAACAGCTATTGTCACATCTCAATTGAAACCTTGTTTGATGTGGATCAAAGCGGTGGCGCCTTTATCACCGAAAAAACCTACAAGTGTATGAAGTTTGGGCAACCATTTGTGATTGCTGGTGCCGTGGGCAGTTTAGCAGCACTGCGTTCTGCAGGATATCGCACGTTTGATTTGGTGATTGACAACAGTTACGATACCATAGTAGACAATACCCAGCGTTGGTTTGCTGTAAAACAAACTCTGCAGCAGATCAAACAGCAGGACCTGCATCAATGGTATTTGAAATGCATGCCCGACTTAGTACACAACCAACAATTGTTTATACAACGTTCTAGACCCAGTCTAGCTAGCTTGATCAAACGTCTTAGCTACACACAGTAACGCCGTAAAGAGATTCAAAGCGATCTGCATCCCGACGATCGTTAACCATGGGCTCTCCACGTATGTTCAATGACGTATTGAGCAGCATGGGACAGCCGGTCATCACATACCATTTTTCCAGCAGTTCTCTAATGCCCGAACCATCCGCAGGAACAGTCTGTACTCGGCTGGTGCCGTCATAGTGAACAATAGCAGGATACAGTTCAGGACTACGACAGTGACTCACTGACTGCATGTAAGGACTGTGTTCCCACCCACGAGGCATATCAAAGTACTGATCAGCCAGTTCTTCCAGTATCACAGGAGCAAATGGTCGAAACTTTTGACGGCGTTTGATTTCATTCACACGGTCCTTTATGTCTGGTCCTCTGGGGTCTGCAAGTAGGCTTCTATGTCCAAGGGCTCTGGGGCCAAACTCTGCACGACCTGAGGCCACGCCAACAATACCAGTGGTAACAAGATTATCAAGTAGTAGATTAACAGGATAAGCACCGGGGATATCGTGGCCAAGAAAAGCACCAGTCCAATTGACCCGCTGACCATAAGCCAACGCAGCGGCTCCCAGGCTAGAGCCAGCATCGCCAGGGCAAGGCATAATCCAAATGTTTTCAAAATAATTTCCTATTCGTCTGTTGGCACTGCAATTGAGTGCGACACCGCCTTGATAAACTAGATTGCTGCTGAACTTGAAGTTTCGAGCTCGCATCATGACATTTAGAATCAAGTCTTCTGCCAGATCCTGTGCCCCTGCTGCTAGATCTGCATCGCTAAAATGCTCCAGGTACTTGGGATCTAGACCTGTGTGTAGATTTTCTTTGAATCTGATTTCCCATTCGTCTTGAACCAGATTCATTCTCATGAGTTCGCTGGTGCCCGGGTTGCCATAAGCAGCCATGCCCATCAGGATGTATTCTTCGTCTAGTGGGTGTAGGCCAACGCGGCCAGTGACTGCACTATAAAAGAGTCCGATGCTGTGTGGATAATTTTGTTGCCACAGTCGTTTATAAATTGCACGACCTGTTGAATCATATTCTGCGCCCCATATAGTAATGGTTTCCCATTCACCCACTGCATCTATCACCACAACCGTGGCACGATCAAACGGGCTGGTTTGAAATCCTGAAGCTGCATGGCTCAAATGATGATTGTGTGTGGTAATTTTAGCAGGCAGTGTGACCATGCTGTTCAGCTGATCATTGATGATCTTTCTAGCACTCAGCTTGTTCCATTCTATTCCCTGACCTGAATACCACTGTCGTAATTGTTTTAGCCACGGGCGTTCGTAATACGCAATCTGATTTAGATCACCGCCATAATGTACCGCGTCTTCGATCAATTCAATGCATAAATTAGCATCGCTCTTGCGCTTGCTGTAGCGTTCTGAATGGCCGGCAAAAAGGATATCACCCGACGGTGATATCACCGTGGCTGCTGCGTCATGAAACCCAGCTGAGATTCCTAGTATATTCATATATGTTTAAAGTAAAACCCAAGCTCTTTAAATGTTTTACCTAAGTCAGACTCTTGTAAGTATTTTGAATTGCCAATCATGCTTTTTGTTACAGCTTTGTTTGAGTTTTTACACCATTCTCTAATAGTGGCCCTTGAAATGGCAGTAATACTACTACATGCATCTTTTACAGTTACAAACTCTCCAAACGGTGTAACATAGTAGCCTTTAAACTGAGAGCTTTTTTCTCCAATATATTTTCCACGAAGTTTATCGCCAATTTCTTTCTTTTTTTCTTCGGTATGTTTTTTACCATACATTGGGTTTCTTTCTCCTGCCTGTGCCAACGACATTTTTTGCTTTGTTTCATTGTTGCGCTTGGACCCAAGTCTCGACGCTGACATTTTTTGTTTTGTTTCTTCACTGTGAGGAGGGCGTAATCTTCGAGCTTTTTTTAAGTTTTCTAAATGTGATTCTGAAAACCCTTGTCCTTGTGTATAATGATCGAGTCCCGAGCTAAACCCTTTACCTCCTGGTTGTTTATTATAACAATTCTTATCAGTTAACCATAAGTCACCTAACAACTCTTCTTCTTTTGTGTAGCAATCATGCTCGTTATCAGTCTCAAATAACGTTATTCTTTCAAAATTACTAACTCCATACTTTTGTATAGCTTGCTGCACTGCTGGACCACTACCAAAATAATAGTCAAAAGAATCACCTTGAAGCTTGTGCTTTCCGATATAATATTTTCCGTTGACAGTGTTAACTGTTTTATAAACGATGTATGTTGCCATACAGTTATTTATCAACGATAAATGAATGGGTCGCGTTTGCGCAATTCTTTTAATTTCTTGCGGTACCGATATTCCAGGGAGATTCTTGCCCATAAATTCTTTAGCCAGTTCATGATAATTTCCTTATTTGTTGTAGATCATAGTCTGGATCACTCCAGTGATAATCATATGTTGCGTTAGCGGTGTTAGTACTTATTCTATAAACATCATGGTGCTGGTATAACTGCGCCCATATGTTCTCATGATCTGTTGTGCCAAAGCTGCGCACAAGATCCACTTGTGCTACTTTAGGATGTCCAATTGTTAGAGATTTATCTTCAGGATCAAAGTTATTGGACACTAACCATTCACGAAATTCTTTAAGATTTTGAATTTGCCACGGAAACGTTCCAGGATCATTGGCCCATTCTATATCAAAATCGCCAGCAGCTTGAGTCTGCGATCTAAGGGTGCTGGTCACTAGTTCACTCACACGACTGTCTCGGCCTTCGTCGTTGAATACTTCCCAATGGTGCTTGCCCACAGCTTTGTTTACCCCCACATACACACCACCTAGAGATCTGTTGATTGTTTCTATTCCAAACAGTTGGTAATCCTCAACTGACAACTCAAATCGAGGTGCTTGTAACCAGCACATCAGTTGTGAGGGACGCTGCCAGGTCGGCGCTGTTTTTAATTTGCGAATGCTTAGTACCAGACTTTCCAATTCGTGGCAAAGCAAATTTAACTGGCGTATGTGCCAACGGGCGGTATCATCTGCGGCTGTGTAGTAAGGGCTCATGGCGCCTGATACACCTTGCAGGTCTTCAAAGTATCTGTGTAACTGATTCAAATGCTCATGATTGATACCAAGATCAGCATCAATTGTGTTGGCAGGTGTAAAAAAGTCTTGTATGACATATCCTAGACCTGCTGAATTGACGGCATGTATGCTGCGATTGATTTGTGTGCAGATGTATTTGGGATCTCGATCACTCGTGGCCCAGCCCAGCCAGCAGTAGTTCTTTTCCAGATGAAGCTGATTCTGAATCAATTGGTTCAATGCTGTCAGCCATTTGCGTGAGAGACTGTTGTCTTCCACGTCAATATACACTGACAGTATCTGATCGTTGGTACTTCTCAGATCCATTTGGATAGTATCAAGCATGTTGGTTCCACCATTCTAGCACCGCAGGTCTTGCTGACAAAATATCAGCCATCGAAGTTGACGATTTGCGTATGCTTTCTAATTGTAACACTCTAGCACGGCCTTTTGCAAGACCCGGAGCATGGGTGTCCGGCCATTGTTCGTCAAACGTAGGGCGAGATTTCAGCTGAACTAGTACATCACGCATGGCACCTGAACTGGCTTCAATCAGTTCGTCCAACCAAGGATGCAGTAGTTCTCGCGGCAGGGCTAGTGGGCTCATCACAATATCAGGACTGAAACTAAACACCACTTTGGCCAGCAGTTGCACACCCAGTTCTTGAGCCAGTTGCTGTACAGCCATGACCTGTGTCATGCCCGGCAGGGTCAGTGTGAAGTCTATGCGCATCTGTCGCGGATGTGAACTGTGTTTCAATCCTTGACGGAAGTTCGCAAGCCAGGTGTCGTAGTCAAGTCCTGTTCGGATGTATTCTCCTGTGGCTCCGACACCGTCCAGGCTTGCGCATATCTGCCAGTCGCGTATGTGAGCCAGTATATCGCGATATAGATTGAGTCCACCATAGTCGACTCTGCTGAGATTGGTATTGTACCTGGCATACACTCTACCTCCGTCATTGAGTTCAACAATGCGAGCCATGTAGCGCCAGTGTTGCTCATACATTAGCGGTTCGCCACCTACCCAGTACACTTCTTCCACACGATGCTGTTCCACAGCATCTGAAAATTCTTTTTCAATTTGAGTGTCCTGGAACGCAGAAATCTCTTGACGAATCTCAGGCTGCATCCAGGCGTTTGCAGGATTGGTCCAGTCAATCATTCGATGCTGACGCTGTTCGCTTTCCCAGGCACTAGATAACATGTCGCCGCATGTTCTACACTTGAAGTTGCACAGGTTGCTGAATCTATAATCCCAGCTTACGGGTTGCATTGTGGTGCTGCCGTCTGGGGCTGTACTGCTGATTACTTCGGGTAACTTGTGACGGAACAGGTGTTCAAAATAGGTGCGATACACATCAGTGTTCAGCAACTGATCATTGCATACTTCGCACTCAGGCAGGATTTCTCCGGCCAGCATGCGTCTGCGTACACCGCGCATGTGTTCACCATTCCAGTGTTGTTCCAATGTGATGGGAATATACTGTCCTGTGCCTGCTGAGGTATCTATGTACTGAGCAAAGTTCTGTGCAGGTTCTCGTGAAGCGCAGCACATTCTGCGTTCGGTCTGCGGTGAGAGATAGGTATGTGTCCATGGAGCAAGACACAAGGATTTAGTCATTGAACTTGTACTCAATCAACTGAGCCATTTCAGGCGCTACCACAGCAAAGTCTTGATTTCTTTTGCGATCTAGATCTGCTATTTTCATTCGAGTCATAAATCCGTCGGTGCTGGCTCCGTTATTCATGAAATCAACCACACCATTGATATCTCGTTGGTATCGAGCAGGCACAGCATTGAATTTCAAATAGTGTGTGATAGCAGTTTTAGCAGTCTCTGGCAGGGTAGCAATTGAAAAGTACCAGGCATCGTGCATGATATTCCAGTACACAAAATCAAAGTTTTGTTTAGAAATCCACCAGGCCAGCTGATCTATGTAACGCACATTGAACACATTCACAGTCGAGCAACACTGTAGCTGAATATTAGTATATTGTGTACGCAGTTGTCTAAAGCGTTGTAGATTGTCACACACTTCAGTCCACACAGCATTGGTGCGCTGATATTCAAAGCGTTGGTCTAGGTCATCAATGCTAAATGCAATTTCCACTGTTTTGAAATGCCGCCATATCTCATGGGCCTTTTCGGGATACTGAGTGCCATTGGTGTTGTAGTGTATTTCAACTTGGTGTGCAATTCCTCGATCCACAATACCTTGCAGCATAGCAAAGTGTTCTTGAATCATGAATGGCTCACCACCTGTAAATTCAATATAGCGTATGTCTGTCAGCACCGTATCAATTTGGCTCCAGAATTGTGCATTTTCTCTAGGCCATGCACCGGCTCGCAGCATTTGATATGCATGAGAGCTTTTTTGTTCCGCACGTGGCATGAAGTTTAGTTCTTCTGTGGCAAACTGACTTGAACTCCAGGGCCCGCATATACGGCATTTTAAATTGCAGATGTTGCCTAGTTTGAGATCCAGAAACATCAAGGGCTTGGCATCCTGGGTCCAGTCCTGATCGGGAAGCATGTGTTTGAGTCTGTTCAAGGTATGTATGCGTTTGCTGGCACGGCCTGCACGTTCTTCATTCCAGCACTTGCGGCATGTCTGCGGCTTTTCACCTGCAAGAAACTGTGCTCTAAGATTGCGCATGTGATTACTGTTCTGAATGCTTTGGAAATTGGCTGTGCCCAATTTGAACTTTTGTCCAGAGTCATCAACAATTTCATCATCAGCCAGGCAGCAGGGTCGCACAGTGCCAATGGGGCTGGCTTCTAGGCTGACCCAGGGTAGCACACACAAGGTGAGATTGGGCAAGTTCATTTCAGCGCAGACAATTCAGGAATAATGTCCAGGATACGTTCATTACGAATACCATCCAGTTCATGTGTTTTACGCCAGAATGTATCCAGTAGTTGTGTATTGTCCGTGGCGTTCATGTATGTGATAGCTGATTCAAATCCCACTGTAGCACGGAGTAACGGATCCTGGTTTCGGAGCCATTCAAGATGTGTTCGATATAGTGATTCTAACTGTGCCTTGTATTCAGCAGGTGCTATGTCTATTCTATAGTGCTGCGGATCTTGAAGAA